AGTGATGAAACTTTCTAATGACACAATTAAAATACTCAGAAATTTTTCTGATATTAACAATACAATTTTTATCCGAAAAGGCAACAACATCATTACAGTTGATCCACAAAAGAGAATTGTTGCCGATGCTTCTATTGCAGAGTCTCTTCCACGAGATTGTGCATTGTATGATTTAAATCGTTTTCTTGGCGTAACGTCTCTTTTTGATAGTCCAGACTTGGATTTTAATAGCGATAAGGTTGTTGTTAAGTGTAACAATCGTTCAATCGATTTTATTTACGCAGATCCTTCTGTTGTTCAAGATGCAGGACCTACTCGCAAAAAGATTCCTTCTGTATTTGATGAGAAGTCTATTATTCAAAAGTTTACACTTACTGAAGATGATCTAAAGAGTTTGCGCCAGGCAGCATCTCTTCTCGGATTGACTCACGTTACTTTTGTTAGTGATACGTCAGGAATTAAAGTTATTGCACAGGATGTTTCCAACGAATCTCTTGGCAAAGTAACTTTGGATGTTTCTGGTGAATCTCTAAGTGAAACTACTTGTAATATGTTGTTTGAAAACCTAAAGGTTTTGCCAGACACATATTCTGTAGAAGTTTCTCCGACGGTTGCACACTTTGTTGGCAAGACATCTGGTGTTCAATACTGGATCGTAATGGAGTCTCGATGAGCATAACTTTACAAGAGTATGCAACAAAAGCCCGTGAGAAGATACGAGAACATGCCTCACGGGCTATTGTTGTTTTACAAGATCAATTAACCACAGCAAAAAGCCCAGTTAAAATTGCAAAGTTAAAACACAGAATTGAACAATGGCAGCACAGCCTAGAACAACTCAATAAGGATGACCATGACAAAAAAGAAAGCACCAGAGAATAAAGAACAGCCTAATAATGTAGAAGATTTTGTTGTATTGGGACACTTAATAAAGTATAATCTATATTTGCTTGCTAAATCGGTTGTGTTTTCGGCAGTTGTTGGAAAATGTAAATCGGTCGATGAAGCAATCGATGTTGCAAATAAAGCAATATCGGAATTGGATTTAGACACTAAGCGCCGTTCAGAAGACTCGGCGCAATAGTATTTGTTATTATTTGTGGGTGATACAATGAGTGAGCTTTCACAAGAGCGCCGTCATATAGTGTGGATGGAAAAATATAGACCACAGACTATTGATGAGTGTATTCTCCCACAAAGCCTAAAAGACACATTTAATGGTGTTGTTAAAACTGGTGAATTGCCACATATGCTTCTTTGTGGCTCAGCAGGTGTAGGCAAAACTACTGTTGCAAAAGCATTGTGTAGAGCCTTAGACTATGATTATCTTCTTATTAATGCTTCTGATGATAGAAACATTGATACGCTCAGAACAACAGTTAAACAATTTGCTTCTGCAATTTCATTCAACGGTAAGCGCAAAGTAATTATTCTTGATGAGGCAGACTATCTTAATCCACAAAGTTTTCAACCAGCTCTTCGTGGCGTTATGGAAGAATTTTCTAAGAACTGTGCTTTCATTCTCACATGCAATTTTAAGAATAAGATTATTGATCCAATTCAGTCTCGTTGTTCTATCAAAGAGTTTAGAATAAACAAGACAGAGAAAAAGCAAATTATCGAGGCTTGTTATCGCCGTGTTGTAAAAATTTTAGAGACAGAAGGTGTTGAGTTTGACGGCAAAGCACTTGCTGCCATAGTTGTTAAATATTTTCCTGATCTTAGACGTTTGTTAAATGAGTTGCAGACGTTTAGTAAAGAGCATGGCAAAATTGATGAAGGTATTTTATCGTTTGCTGGCGACTTAAATGTATCTCGTCTTTACAAGTTTTTAAAAGAAAAAGACTACCCATCCGTTCGTGAGTGGGTTGTTGAAAATGTTGATAATGATCCAGCAACCATTTATCGTAAAATTTACGATCACTTAAAACAGAATATTAAACCGTCGTCAATTCCTGTTGCAATAGTTACTATAGCAAAATATATGAATTATCATGTTGTCGATCAAGAAATAAATCTCATGGCATGCTTGATTGAGCTAGGTCATGATTGTGAGTTTGTATGAGTGATAATAAATTGTTTGATTTTATCAACGATATTTCTCATTTAAAGCGTGATATACTATCAGAGGATTCTCAGAAAGAATATTCAACATACATGGTTAATCGATTTTTGTCGATGAACATTACAACTATAATGTATGCCAATGAAATGAATATGAATTATCATCTGCCTAAGCGTATGCAGTATGATTATTACCTACACTCACTAAAAAAACAAAAACGATATTTCAAATATATCAAACATAAGCGTCAGGATGATATAGATGTTATCCGAGAGTATCATAGCTGTAGTGAAGTTAGAGCTAAAGAGATGCTTCCAATATTTACTGACGATGACCTAAAATATATGCGTTCTCGGATTGACAAAGGTGGTGTTAAAAATGGTAAGCAAAAAACCAAATGAGCAATCTTTGGATGAATTAATAGATACCGCAAAACAAATTTCTCTCCTAATTGAGGATAACAATCAAAACATTAAAGATTGTTCTAAAATACTAAAACAGATTCAGGAAAAAATTTGTCCCAAGCCTGTGTCACTATCACGGCGCCTTATTTTAGCGATACGCAAACTACTAAATATAAAGTAACGTAACGCTTTTATGATTAGGCAAAACCATGTCCGATGTGATTGATAGTTTAATAGAGATAACTCTCAACTCTCCTGACGATTTTCTCAAGGTAAAGGAGACTCTTACTCGTATAGGAGTAGCATCCAAAAAAGATAAGACGCTATATCAGAGCTGTCATATTCTCCACAAAAGGGATAAAATTACCAAAAAAAGTCGCTATTATATTGTCCACTTTAAGGAGCTGTTTAAGTTAGATGGCAAACCAACTCAGATCAGTGATGACGATTTGGCACGAAGAAACACAATAGCCAACATGCTCGCTGAATGGAAGTTAGTTAATTTGGTGGATAAAAACAAAAGTGCCGCACCTGTCGCCTCTGTTTCCACAATCAAGATTGTTCCACATAAAGAAAAGGTTGAATGGAAATTAGAAGCAAAGTACAATATAGGTAGTGCTAAGAAAAAGGATTCTAGCACAACCAAAGAATAGTATTTTATGCTTTCAATTTTTCGGTGCGTTACAGACGCAATAATTCCAAGTTATGCTACTGCCAGCTCCGCATGTTTTGATATTCATGCGTGTCTTGTAGAAAACACACAGATTAAATCATTTGTTCATTTTCCGCCAAGTCCATTTGGCTCATCGGAGCATACAAGATTTTTTACTGTAAATGATAAAAGAGAAATTCATTTACCTGCAGGAACAAGAGCACTTATACCAACTGGACTTAAATTTGACATCGCAGATGGATATTCAGTTCGCTTACATCCTAGATCAGGACTTTCATTTAAACATGGTCTTAGCCTATCAAATTGTGAAGGTGTAATTGACGCCGATTATGTTGATGAGGTTTTTGTTTCTGTTATCAACCTATCTGCATGTGATATTACAATTCGACACGGCGATAGAATCTGTCAAGGAGAGCTTGTTAAAGATTCCAGATGTGCTATAATTGAAACTCATATAGAGCCAGTAAAAAAGACAAATCGCAACGGTGGTTTTGGCTCAACTGGAGTATAGCATGAGAATTTTATGTGTTTCTGATTTACATCAAAAACAAAATCGACTGGATTTAATACCGTGTGACGTTCTCATAATCGCCGGAGATGTTTGTTCAAGTGGAGATATTTGGCAGCTTGAAAACTTTGTACAATGGCTAGAAAAACAGTCCGATAAATTTAATAAAGCGATTATAGTGGCAGGAAACCATGATTTTTGTTTCATGAAAAATAGACCATTGTGCTTAGATGTTTTAAAAAACAGCCTTGGTGATAAAGTTATTTACCTGGAGGACTCATCTGTTGAAATAGATGGCATAAAGTTTTATGGTTCTCCATGGCAGCCAGAGTTTAATAGTTGGGCATTTAATGCACCTCGCGGAGAGCGACTAAAAAACATCTGGTCAAACATACCTGACGATGTTCAAGTCTTAATAACACATGGTCCTCCACATGGAATTGGAGACCTAGTTCATACCACACACGCCGGATGTATGGATCTTTTAAATCGAGTTGCACAACTGAACGACTTATTTCTTCATGTTTTTGGACATATACATAGTGGTAATGGACATTACATAAGCGATGCTATGAGAAATGTAAATTTTTGTAATGCTGCTGTATGTAATGAAAGATATGAAGCAGAACAGGCAAGCTATCTGTTTACTTTAACTAATACGGGTACACACCATTTTATTACCTGTGAAGATGTTTATTTAAGACGAATAACAGTATGAGAAAGAAAACGTCGGATAAAGGTAAAGCCATAATAAAAGAGTTTGAAGGATTCAGAGCAATAGCCTATTTGTGCCAAGCTGGTGTTTGGACTGTAGGATATGGAACAACAAGAATTGGTGGCAAACCAGTTACAGAAAATGTTAAAATCACAACTCAAGAAGCAGAATTGTTTTTAGAGCAGGATTTAAAAGTCTTTGAGGATGCTATTAACCAAAATGTAACTGTTGAATTAACTCAAAATCAATTTGACGCACTTGTGTCTTTTGTGTATAATGTTGGCGTAGGTAATTTTAAGAAATCAACTTTACTTAAAAAACTAAATGCATCCAATAAAGCTGAGGCCGCGGATGAGTTGCTAAAGTGGAATAAAGCAAACAAAGTTGTTTCTAAAGGATTAACTAAAAGAAGAAAAGCAGAAAGAGAATTGTTTTTAAGCGAGGAGTAATTATGACTGTATTGATAACACGACTGATAACTGGTGAAGAAATTTTAGGTGAAGTAACTCCAAGCGAAACTCAAAACGATAAAGTAAATATAACTAATCCAATTCAAGTTGCCGCATTATCAAATAATCAAACTAAGAATGTTGATATACACATGGCGCCTTTTGCTCCATTGTCTGCACAAAAAACAATTACCATTTCACTTTCAAATGTTTTGTGTCAGTATGAACCTGTGGTTGAGATATTAAACAAGTACAATTCAGTGTTCGGTTCTGGTATTATTATACCCTCTAACAGCGGCATCTCAGGCGTATAATATAGAAATTGACACACATTTAAAAATGTGTCAAACTGTATAACATGTCAGAAAAATTCTACACAAATTGCACTTGCATCGGAAACAACATTCTTTACCGAGGTATTGAAAACGGCGAGCGAGTTAATCATAAATTTACATTTCGACCAAAGCTGTTTGTACCAACTAACAAGCAAACAAAGTGGAAAACACTTGACGGAAAATTTGTTGATAAAATCGAGTTTGATGACATCAACGATGCCAAGGATTTTGTTCGTAAGTATGAAGGTGTCGATAATTTTGTATATTACGGAAATACAAAATATCATTATGTCCATCTAGGCGATGCTTTCCCAAACATGGTTGATTATGATTACTCTCGTGTTGTGGTGGCCAATATCGACATAGAGGTTGCATCTGAAGGCGGCTTTGCACCACCAGAAAATCCGTTTGAACAAGTTATAGCTATTACAATAGAATCTAATGGCACATATGTAGTTTTTGGCTGCGGGGAGTTTACTACAGACAATGAAAATATCAAATACATTCGTTGTGAAAATGAAACTGATTTGTTACAACGCTTCATGTCTCATTGGGAACATCTTGCTCCGGATATTGTAACTGGATGGAACGTACAGTTTTACGATATACCATATATTGTAAATCGAATCTCTCGACTTTTTGGTGATAAAGAAGCTAAAAGATTGTCTCCATGGAAGTATCTTTCAACACGCTCTGCCGCATACAAAGGACGTATGCATCAGGTTGTTGAGCTTGTTGGCATTTCAACATTGGATTATATTGAGTTGTATCGTAAATATCAACCCCGTCAAGAAAGTGAAAAGTTGAACTACATCGCATATGCGGAACTTGGCGAAAAGAAAATTTCATACGAAGAATATGGCGACTTACACACTCTTTACAAGAGCAACTATCAAAAGTTTATTGAGTATAACATCAAAGACGTTGAGCTTGTAAAAAAGCTCGAAGAGAAGCTAAAATTGATTGAAATGGTCGTGGCGCTTGCATATGATGCCAAAGTAAACTATACAGACACATTTGCTCAAGTGCGAATGTGGGATACAATTATTTACAACTACCTCAAGCAAAAAAACATTGTACTTCCACGCTTGACTGAAAACGTAAAAGGTGCTGAATATGCTGGCGCATATGTTAAAGATGTTGTGCCAGGAATGTATGAGTGGGTTGTTTCATTTGACTTAAACTCTCTTTATCCCAATTTGATTGCACAGTTTAATATATCACCAGAAAGGTTGTTGCCAGAGCTACATCGCCCAGTTACAGTACGCTCTTTGTTGTCTCGCTCAGAAAACACATCGGACCTAAAAGAGTCAAATGTCAGTTTAGCTGCAAATGGCCACTGTTTTTCCAATGATAAGATTGGTTTTCTTCCAGATATTCTCATGCGTATGTACGAAGACCGCAAACTATACAAAAAGAAAATGTTGGATGCTCAACGAGAGTTGGAAAGAGTCAAAGAAGAATTAAATCGGCGTGGATTGTAATCCACCGATTATTTAATTGTTCCAAAAAAAGTGTTGTGTTATTGTACTAATATGAGGGCAAGTTGCCTTCAAATGTTAGTAACACTTATTTTGGATATAATATGACTTGTGATATTTCCGTTCTTAATTCTTTGCTTGAGTCTCAAGACTTTCCAGAAGCAAAAAGAAAAACTATAACACTAGCTGAGTATTATTCTCTATCAGGAATGATAGATACTTGTCCTGTTGAATTTCAGCGACCTTATGATCCAGATCGAGAATATGGCATTCGTGGCCTTGCTCAATACATACTCGACTTGATGTTTAATCGACACATCAAACCCAACCTACTTCCAGCTCTTGTTATTAGGCAGTTGACTGAGTATCAAATAAAGTGTCGCATAAAAAATGGTAGAAAAAAGACCCATAGTCTTGAAATAGTGGACGGGCAACACAGAACTGTTGTTATGTTTAAATTGTTGTCTGGTGAAATAACCATACCCGATAATTTTACTGCCAATGTTAATGGTAAAGACGTTTCTTTGGGGGGAATGACAATACCTCAAATGATTCAACTGGGTGGTTCTTTCAAAAAGTTGGTAGAAACTCGTGTTAATACATTAGAAATTTGTTTAGATTATTATCACAACATAACAGATCAACGTGCTGCCGAAATCTTTGCAGAACGAAACTCTGGAGCATCTCAGTCCAGACAAGGTATTAGGAATTGTCAAACACATAAAACCTCTGTTTTGATTCGAGGATTATCTCGTGATGTTCCTGAATACAATTCTAGTTGTCATCCATTAATGTCGTGTGATACACAATCTGATGGAAGCCTTTTCGGCAAATACTTTTTAACAAAAATGAATTCATCATTAAATTTTGATGAAGATGTTGCAAGAACGCTTGCCACAATCATCGGATACGATTGTTTAAAAAAGAATGAGTCTTTTTCTTTAGATCAAAATTCACTCGATAGCATGTATCAAGAGTATGGAGATGTTCTTTCAGACAGGTATATTAAACTGCTTAGTGATGTATTAGATTTTGAATACAAACTGTTGTCAAAAATAACTGTTGAAAATAGAAAAGATAGAATGAAGAGCGACAAAGGTTTTTGGAACGCACTCAGATATATTTCTGTTATGCTTGTTTGTAAAGCCAATCAATCTGGAAAAACACTATCTTTTAATTTTGATAGAAACCCTGAGTGGATTTTCTGGAGAGAATTTAACAAACTGATTACATCTTTATGTAAAGTTCCTAAAAAAGATGAGGAAGATATAAAACAGACGTTGTTTGATAGAAGTTTGTCTAAGATGAACTGGTTTTCAGAAAGCACTGGCACTGGATTAAAAGTTGTTTTTGATCAGTTAGAAAAATGGCTTAAAAATAAAAATATGTCAGATATAGGTCTTGTTATGAAAGACCGTAGAGAAACTTTTAGTGCAAAAACTAGATCAATTCTTTATGTGGAACAAGACGGTAGAGATGCAATAACTGGAGAATATATTGATTATTGTGATGCTGTAACAGATCATAAAAAGAGTCGAGCTACCGGCGGAGAAACAAAGGAAGAAAACGCACAAGTTGTGTCATCATATACAAATAGTATGAAAGGGGCACATTAATATGAAAAAGTCGGCTATTGAGATAAAAGTACAAATCAATCTTCCTTCTATAGAAATATCAAAAGTTAGATATGATTTAGCATTAGCACAGATAGAAAAATTTAGGCAAAAAAAGCCAGAAGAATATGAGTTATATGATTTTAGTTATATGCCACTTACATATCGCAACATCGATTCATTGGTTGTTATTGTTCGCAAGTCAGATAATCAAGCATATGCTGTTCGTTGGGAAAAATTTCTTGTGGGTTCTCAATTTGGACCATCATACAAGAACAACGACTTATGTTATCTGTATGCTGCCGACTTAATTACAAAAAATGAAATGAAACTTTTTAAGCTAGGTGTTGGTAAAGACGTTTACAAAAGATTTGATAAGCTAGGCAAATACTATACAAAAATCAGAGAAAAAAAATGGGGACCTTTCACCCGAGAGATGTGTCGAAAAATTGAAAAAGAATGGTCAAAGGATCCAAAGATAAAAAGCCAAAAAATAAAAAACTTGCCTGTGACATTAGGCATGAGTGGCGACAATGAGTGCTATTTAGGATCGTTTGAAAAATACGTTGACCGTTTAGACACACTGGTTCGTCGTCATGCACCTACTACTGAAGCTATAGGATTTGACGCCCTCGCTCTTGCCGTAGGAATTAATTTGGGGGAATAATGGCGCATATATCGTGGCATCAATACTTCATGGGCATAGCACTTCTTGCCGCAAAAAGAAGTAAAGACCCTAGCACACAAGTAGGTGCCGTGATAGTAACGCCTGATGATAGAATTATAGGTGTAGGATGGAACGGAATGCCTAAAGTACAACCTAATTGGGATAATGACGGGTCGTTTTCTTGGAGTAAAGATTCTAAAGATCCTCTTGAAAACAAATATATGTATGTAGTTCATGCGGAACCAAACGCAATACTTCATGCATCTGAAAGTGTCAAAGGATGCACAATGTACTTAACTTGGTTTCCCTGTAGTGATTGTGCTAAAACAATCGCCCAATCTGGCATTTCAACACTCGTGTATCTTAAAGAAAATGCCACAGATAGATATAAAACAAGCATGGAAGCAGCCAAGAGAATTTTTGCATTATCTGGTGTTACTTGCCTGGAGTATCAATCAAATAAAGATGACATTATACTCAAATTCGAGTAGTATACTTACATGCAAGATTTATCAAAACTATCTGACATTGAGCTAAAAGCATACGCACGAAAGCTCTCGTTCGACATTTCAAAGTATCATAACTTCCAGTTGACAAAAAAGATTCAGCTCAACTCTGCCTACGGTGCGATGGGCAACCAATACTTTCGTTTTTATGACATTCGTTTGGCGGAAGCTGTTACTCTTTCTGGACAACTTGTCATTCAGTGGATTGCCACAGACATTAACAAATACTTGAACAAAGTTTTAAAAACAACTGATTGTGATTATGTCATAGCAATCGACACAGATTCAATTTATCTTAATCTTAAAAATCTTGTCACACAAGTTTACGGTGACAAACTACCTAGCGACAAAAGTAAGATTGTGGATTTTCTTGATAAGGTTTCAAATGACAAAATACAGTCCATTATTGACGGCAGTTGCAAAGAGTTAAAAGATTATTTGAACGCTCGCTCACAAAAGATGCAAATGAAGCGAGAGAGTATAGCAGACAAAGCAATATGGACAGCAAAGAAACGATATATTCTTAACGTGTATGATGTTGAAGGAGTTCGATATGAGACGCCGAAACTTAAAATTCAAGGTATTGAAGCGATCAAATCGTCAACGCCAGAGGTTTGTCGCCAAAAAATTAAAGACGCCATCAAAATAATACTTACAAAATCTCAGACAGACTTGTATCAATACATTGATTCTTTCAAGTTGGATTTTAACAAGCTGCCGCCAGAAAACGTGGCGTTTCCTCGTGGATGTAACGGCATCTCCACATACTCAGATAACAAATCAATATACAAAAAAGGCACTCCAATCCATGTCCGCGGCGCCTTGGTTTACAATCGACTGATCAAAGATAAGAAATTGGATAAGAAATATCCTTGCATCCACGAAGGCGATAAGATAAAATTCATTTACTTGCGTGAGCCTAATCCAGCACAGGAAAATGTTATCACTATGAGCGAAGAAGGTCTGCCACAGGAGCTAAATCTACACAAGTATATTGATTACGAGTTGCAGTTTGAAAAGACATTTGTTGATCCGTTAAAGATTATTCTTGATGCAATCAACTGGTCAACCAAAAAAACAATGAGTTTTGATGATTTATAGGAGATAAGTATGTCAAAAAACAATCCGTTTACCGATGTATTAAAGGTGCTAGAAAATGAATACGCCGCCGTTGCTGAGGAAGGCACTTCTGCTGATGTTGTGGGTTTTATTGATACTGGTTCGTATGCACTAAACGCACTTTATTCTGGTAGCATTTTTAAGGGCATGCCAGCAAACAAGATTTCTGCACTTGCTGGAGAAGAAGCAACTGGAAAAACATTCTTTGCTCTTGGGATCATTAAAAACTTTTTAGACACAAACGAAAAGGCACTAAGCATTGTGTTTGAATCTGAGGGTTCGGTAACAAAAGAGATTCTACAATCCCGTGGCGTTGATACTAAGCGAGTTTTGATTGTGCCTGTTGAGACGATCCAGCAATTCAAGACACAAGCACTTCGTGTTGTTGAAAATCATCTTAATACACCAGAAAAAGATAGACGGCCTTTAATGCTGTGCCTAGACTCTTTAGGTATGCTTTCAACAACAAAAGAGATGGCAGACTCTGGTACTGGCAAAGAAGTAAAAGACATGACTCGTACCGCAGAAATTAAGGCTGCATTTCGAGTCTTGACATTGAAATTGAGCAAAGCAAAGATTCCTCTTCTCGTGACGAACCATGTGTATCAGACAATGGGTATGTTTCCTACAAAAGAAATGGGTGGTGGAGGAGGATTGAAATATGCCGCAAACAACATCATCGCACTTTCAAAGTCCAAGAATAAAGATGCCGACGGTACTGTTACAGGTATCTTTATTCGCTGTAAAAATCTCAAGTCACGTTTGACAAAAGAAAATACTCAAGCAAGTGTAATGTTGTCTTACGATAAGGGACTTGATCGATACTATGGTCTTGTTGATCTTGCTATTGAACATGGCATTTTTAAGAAAGTTTCGACAAAGATTGAAGTCGCCGACGGCAAGACTGTATTTGAAAAGCAGAT